TCATTTTCCTCCTGAATTTTTAATATTTTGGTATAAAAAAGACACTCCATTTCTGAAATGCCCTATAAAAAATAGGGACACCCGCTTTTAACAAGTATCCCTATAATCTATCAATGATCTGATAGCTCTCTATTCATTTTCATATTCAAGATTCTTTGTGTTCCCCGTCCCGAGGTCTAACGCAACAACAACGGTTACTTTCTTCACAAGGCTCTTTTCTTTGTGATTTTCACCTATTTTTCTGAAACTGAAAAACTCTACAAAGTGCGTAAATTCAAGGATTTCTACATATTCTTCCTTTGTAGCAACACCACAGTCTCGACATGCACCGTATATCACCATCATATCATAAGCGTTCTTTTTTTATCTATCTAGTTCTATGATGATACCACAATCTGCACTTTCTTTCAATGTTTTGCATTTTAGTTATATTCGCTTCTATACCCGTACGCAAAAAACGGTGGCAGATGGGTGGCAATGCCACCCATTCAAAAAATATATTGCATTGCTTCTATTTTGCCCCGGGGCTTTTTAATTGCTGATCACTGCCGATTACACCATTCCTGCAGAGCGCGTACCATCGCGGACGGATTGCTGATTACACCATCAACCGTTGTGCCGAGTTTTTTCTGCATCGCTCGGATGGTCTGCGGCCCTATGTAGCCGTCCGCGGTTACTCCTGCCCATCTCTGCATGGCCTTGATCAGATCGGAGCCGCCGGACAGTTTATCAGACCATTCGGCCGCCGCGATGCCAGCGCAGTATTTTTTGTTGCTCGTGGGCTGATTACTGATTTTCCCGTCTACGCCAGTTCCGAAAATCTCCTGCAGACGCCGGGTCAGCTCATGACCCCATACGCCGTCAACTGAGATCGCTTTTGCGGTCGGCTTCTGAGCGGATGCTGTACCGCCGTATGTACAGTATTTTTTATGGCAGTTGATCCAGCCTGCACCGGAACGCAGTTTACCCCAGCTTCCATTCTGGATTTTTGTGATAGTGTAACTGCCCTGATCCCGGATCACTCCAACGATCTTGCTGTTTACGTCCGGTTCGGTACGGATGTTCAGAGCCGGATCATTCACCTTATAGATTCCTGGCTTATAGGTTTTCTCTCCAGACGTATTTCCGTTTCCGGAAGAATCGGAGCTACCGCTGCTGATCAACTTCTTGAATCTTGTCCAATCTCCTTTAGCAATGATCTGCGATGGACAGTTTTTGCTGCAGATATCGAGATGGCGGTAAACTCTGGATGCTGGGATGCCTGTTTCTTTCATGAGCTGCCGTACAAGCTCCACGGTGTTCTGAAACGCTTTCTCATAGTTATATCCGCCCTGCACGCACATTTCCACACCGATGCTGTTCCGGTTGCCATAAGAGCCGAACAGGTTGCCGTTTCCGTAGTTGATGCCAACGTGCCAGCATCCGAGGTTGTGCGGCGCGGCCTGATAGGCAGTGTCGCTGTCATCCACGTAATAATGAGCCGACATGCCAGAAAAATTCCCGTCATGCTGTGCTCTGGCATGAGCGCGGGCATTGGCAGTTGACTCAAAATTGTCGGTGTTATGTACAACAATACACTGTGGGTTGTTGTACGGATAGGTGTTCTGGCTGCTGATGTATGATTTATCAATCTTCATTGTTTCTCCTTCTGCCAGGCGAATTGCGCCGGCGCAAAAGAGGACGGTTGTTGGCCGCCCTCACTCTGATTTCTTTTCCTGCTCCTGGTTGATTGCTTTGTCCGCGACTTCCAGTCCCTTAGTCAGGACTATTGGCACATTAAATCCGGCTTCCACAAAATTCTCAATAATCGACCGGATTTCGTTCACCAGCAGTGACGCTAAGACAAACCACCCCAACAGTGTTGTGATTTTGAGGTCAATCCCGATTGTATTGCCAATTTCAACAAAAGCCGTGCTCGCTCCAAATGCTACTACAATCATAAGCCAGTACCCGAGTTTCTTGAGTACCCCTTTCCAGCCCGCGCTGGAACTCTCCTTGTGGGCGATTCTACTTTTCATCCAGCCCGTGAGCCAGTCTGCCACATTCAGGCCGAGGAAAAGTGCAAACAGGATCCAGTGCGGCCCCAGCAGATACGACAGCACCGCTACCACGCTGCCTACTATAGCGTTATAAGAGTCAATAATTTTCATGATTTTTTCTCCTTCTCTTCTTATTTTATTGGCAAAAATAGGACCTCCGCGCGGGCCCTGCTCTAATCTCAGTCATGTTTTCTCCATTAAAAATACCAACCATCGTATTGATGGTTGGTAAAAAATTAATCTTAATGTTCCTCTAATAACTTTTCCATATCATATCCATGTGCTTTGGCAATCCCTTCTGCCATTTCAACATTTCCCCCTTCATAAATCATGCATAAAGCATATTTAATCCTTGTTTCATATACTTCTCTTTCAATCCTTCCAGAATCATACGCCTTGTTTGCCTCATCTAAATCATGTTTCCATTCTTTCCAACTCATTTACCTTTCCTCCCGTACTTTTGATACGGAAATTATACCACACATTGAATAAGGATTTCTCAAAAAATATTCAACTCGCAACATTTCTTGTATAACATATTTCCGATCACCGTTTTCGTTCCATTTGTGTAATGTACCGAATCTGCCAAAATCTGATGTGGTACTGTTCCTGATGCTATTTCAGTCAAAGCATCATAAGTTGTTCCATTATATTCTTTTGTACCAGGTTCCAGCCCCTGATCAGCCAAGCCCCAACAAGATACCATTTCTGTCCCATTGTAGATTGGATGTGCAAGATATTCGCGCAGGCTCACAAAATATCTTCCAAATTCTTTTTTCATGCGGCTTTCATACGCTGATCTTCCTGCAGCGGTTCCGCTCGAAAATCCCAATATGATTGTATGCTTCGCATTCGCGTGCTCGATCATAAGTCGGTGCTGCCTTACCAGATCATCCAGATCATTATATCCACCATTCTGACCGATATAAATAATCGCAAGATGTGGCGCATTTCTGTGTATATCAAAGTCTGTACGGATAGCTGTAGGCCTATCAATGACAACGCTCTCTCCTGCTTCAGATCTTGTCCATGTCCACGTTCCTGTTCTGTCTGCGTACGAGGAACCTGTCCATCTCATCGTACCTTTAATATTTCCCACATAGCATGGATTCACATGTGCACCTCCCTGAAGTAACGGCGTTACTTTGTAGCCTTCCTGTGTTTTTATTCCACCATCTGACGCCATTGTTGCAATCGTAACAGCTGTTGTATCTGCAGGAATAGTCAGATTATCCACTTCCATGACATCCGCTCCCTGCCTTGCCACTATAGTTCTGGCTGATTCACCACCTGTACCTCCATTATACACTGGCATGCCGGCAAGATTTCCAAGTGTTGTTGTCCATCCTCCTCCAGCCGTAAGCGAATCCCCCCAGCAAGTTATATACTTTCCGCTGGTTCCCAATTTTTCATCAACTTCCGACTTAGTGTAATAATCGGATGTGTTGAATCCATCCATGTCCGTTGCTATTACTTTGTTATTTTGGTCAATAATATACGGTGTTATGGTAATTGTTGTTGCAGGATTATATGCATATTCCGTAGTATGGTAGTCAAACGCTGCCATTAGAAAATATATTGAATCATATGTGCTGCTGTCGATTTCAAGATCATCCAAGTCAATTTCTATTTCACTGTCAACTGCTCCAACATCAAGCCCACTTAATGTTTTTATATTGTTAACTCCCCATGAATACGGGTTTTTGCTTATATGGAAGTTAGTGAACACCCATGATGTCGAGAGATTTCCTGAATAATTGGTATTATGAATTTGTACTCTAATTTTCGTTTTTTTACCAAATAACTCCTTAATATCCAGCGCCCATACATGATTAACCTGTTTTTGACTCAATGAAGTATCATACTTTCCGATACTAAGCACATATTTTTCTCCATCCCGCTTCCACGAAGAATATTCTCCATACGAAACGAATGTATGAACCCTTTTTTCATCCGGATAGCGAAAACCTGCGGTCTCTGCTGTATGCGCGGTCTCTGCTGTATGCGCTAATATTAACGGTTTTATTTTTCTTTCAGCAATCAATCGTACAGAAAAATCAACTTCTTTCGTATCTTCTGAATAAGCAAGAAATTTTATGTAGAAAAAGCCATTTCTTTTCACTTTATCAACATACTCACTGGCTGTAGAATTTTCAAAAATGGTTTTCATATTGTCGCCACTATGTAATATTCCAATATTAGTTCCCCAGTCCATAACTTCCGGCAAGATGTGCGCACTATCACCTGGATACAGACTTCCGTTTTGGGCCTGAATTGTGAAGGTCCATATTCCATCCAATGCTTCTATGCTCTTAAACGGTACCTTCAGGTATATACCTTGATATTTTGTGCTATATTCGCCCTCGTTTTTATGCACATGAATAAAACCATAATCTTCTGCTGTCACAGTAAATTTTTTATCATCATCATTTCTGACAACGGCATTTTCTGCATCTGATACGTATATTGCTCCGGCATTTACTGCATTTACTGCATTTACTGCATTTACTGCATTTACTGCATTTACTGCATTTTCTGCATTTTCTGCATTTTCTGCATTTACTGCATTTACTGCATTTACTGCATTCAGTTGCACATTTCTTCCATTATATGTCGTATCTTCAAAATTCCAAAATATTAATTGCGTTTCTGCTCCAATATCTGTAGTTGACACAATCTGAAGTGCTAATGATGCAACGTTTTTTATTGAAGCTTCTGTTATATCAGCATAAAGCGCTCCATCTACTGTAACTGTTTTCCGTTCTTGTGGCTGTATCATAACTGTCGCAATCCATCTCGCCCAATCCGGCGTAGTCCAATTACCACGGTCTCTTGTCAAATATAAATTTACCTTTACAAAAAACTTATTTGGATTGTATATCGACACTTTATATTTTTTGTTTACAATACTCTGTGCATCCGTAAGGCTTACCCATGCTCCAAGGTTTCCATCTGTTCTCTTAAAATTCCATATAACATTATCATAGTCATCATATTTCAATTCACTACTAATATCGTCTCTGCTTTTCCATGTATACAGGCCGCCTGTACCTTTTGCCGACATAGATTTTTTGATTTTATCTACAGTTTCGGTCAGCGCTGTGTAATCGGCAGGCAGACTTTTCTTGACTTCTTCCGCGTATGCAGACAGATCTTTTTTCAGATGTAGCAGAATATCTGTCTGCTCACTCACCGGAATAGAAGAATCCACCTCTAACCCTTCGAGAACTTCCAGCGTGCCAAGTGTTGTAAAGAACTTCTGCTTCAGTACTGCACTTGTAGCAGAAAACAGATATACCACGAATTGCACATTCCCCTTATACTGAGTCACATCCGCAGCATATTCCCAAGAAAACTCAATGCTGTCTCCTGATATTGTAGCATCACTGACCGTATAATAATTGACCTGTCCATTGGCATTTCTGTAGTTAATCCGAATGTTCAGTTTCGAAAGATCCCGCCCATGGTAGTACCGCACCATCGTGAACCGTGCAATATTGACATTCAAATCTCCCTCGACGCCGGCGACAACACCTTTTTCCGGAATTGCAATTGTTCGAAGATGCTCATCGATCCGGAACTGAAATTCCTCTTCTGTGTCTGAAGCTGCCAGTACCACAGGCGCTACCGTCTCGTAGTCCGCTTCTGTTGCTTCTGCAAATAATTCGTCTGTTGTTTTACCCATCCTGTCTCACCTCCACGCGGCCTGTTGGAATCCTTCTTCCATCTCTGCTCTGTCCAATCACGTTGATATACCATCTTTTTCCGGACAGCACTTCTTTCGGTATCATGCAACTGTTATTTTTTACTATCGCAGGCCAGCACTCTGCATGCGGCAAATTGATTCTTCGAAATTCTGCCACTTTTACCATATCATTCCATTCTGCGTCAAAATCAAACTCACATCGTATGTAGTTACACGATCCTGGTACGAGATCAGAAAAATCACCAGTTGCTTCCAGCTTCTGGCCAGATACCAGAAAATTTAAACTTCTCATGCGATACTCCTTTCCCAAGCTCCTTAAGCCGTACGTGTCCAGATATAACACACAACATATGGCGGCAGAATGCTCTTATTTTCCATAGAGTCGGACGTATAATTATATCTTGCTGATCCATTTGTGGATGTAGGAAGATTCCATTGGACATGATCCGTATTGAGAACTACTGCAGAACCGTTTTTTCCGGATGTTGCATCTCCTACATCCTTTTTTGTCGAATCCATATACATGCTTCTGGAGTCCACGCCTACCGTTTGCAGATGCTTGTGCTTAAGATCAATTTCTTTTGCTCCACCAGTTTTTCCGGCCTTCTGAAAATCGCTGTCATTTGCATCTGCTCCAACCAGGAAGCGGCCGGCTGCATATGTTTCCCAGGTCCCTTTTCCCAATGTTATCCCCGGATTTGTCTCATTCGTTGTAATATAGATACTTCCAACCGGATAGAACAAATCGACCATAATGCCCGTCAATAATTTCTTGACCGTATCCCACTTTACTTTTTTGTTTTTTCCGTCCTTATCCGGTGGGCTTAAAAGAAAAAGTTCATCATTTTCAATCGTTTCTGTTTCTGTCAGATCATAAAGATGTCGTCCCATATTTTCCTCCTCATGCTGGTATAAAATTTACTATATAAATGTCAGAAGCCGGTTCTCCTCCTCCAGATTTATAACGTAATACATGATTCCAAGGCGGATTGTAGTTATAATAACTTCTGACGCATATTTCTGTTCCAGTTTGGTCTCCTGTCGTGCCTCCCACTACCTCTCCATGCTCATTGATTGATGCATGCACAATCTGACCGTTTCCAATATACATTGCCGTATGATACCCGCTGCAAAGCAGGACGTCTCCTCTTTTCAAACCGTTTCCGCTGCTCAAATCAACCGATTCAATTACATCCGAAAAACCATTGGCCGTAAAATCAGACAGCATTGTGCTTGTTGTCCCAGAATATCCACGACTTGTAATCATGTCTACTCCGCCCTGTTTCCACCCATAATATTGGAAAGAACTGCAGTCATAATCTGGCCCCTCTCTGTTTGCCTGGTCATATCCATGTGAGTCATCGTTTGCAATCGCGATTTCCCAGCTGCAGACCTTTTCAATCACTTCTGCTGATCCATCCAAAGAGCTTCCCGAAAGATGATCATACCAGTATCTTGCCTGCGTTTTTCTTGCCGGCTGCGCACTGCCCGCATGCTGTTCATAATTCAGCTCAAACAGCTCAGCCAGAGTCTCTACCGATGCTGTTGACGCCGCAAACTGGGCGAATGTCATCGACGTTGTTACCTGCTGCCACTGAATAGCATTATTTTTTTCGTAGATAATACGCTCCAGCTGTCCATCAATGTTTCCGATCGCATAGCCCCTTCCTGTTGCCCAACTGGTATATTTGGTTGATGGTGTCCATTGGACAAGTCCATATCCAAGGTCAACGCGGCTGCTATCCAGGTTCTGCCAGATACCGGGGTTAATTGTGGACTCTGACTGCATATTCCCAATCATCGCACACACAGCTTCCTTGGTCCAGCCCCGCGCCATCAGATAATTAAGTATGTACTGCGCATTGCCTGTCATCTGCGCTACCGTAAGGTATGCATTACTGCTGATTACTGCCATGATCTTCTCCTTTGTCTGTCAAAAACTGCCGTTCTGCGAATTTCCACCGATTACGATTCCGTTTTTGAGCGTCAGGAACGTTCCATTCGAAAACACAACTTTTCCAGACACTCCTGCTGATGATCCCATGCGGAACTTATCCGCCTGGACCGCGATTTCTCCATTCTTACCATCCAGTGTGATATATGCCTGGTTCTGCCCATTGCCGCTGATTGTAGCAATCCAATGTCTGCCATCGCTCTCGATCATCTGCATCAGATAAATTTCACAGATCCGTGCTCCCTGCTTGTCTGTCACGACCATCTTTCCATTTTCAAGAGAAACTGAAAATCCATCTACTTCATTTTTACTGGTCACCCTTCCGTTGATCGCAGCTCCGTTGTTATCCATTTGGCAAATTATGTTTCCGTTCTGATCCAGCACCTTAACACTGCCGTTTCCGTTATCTTTACCGCCGAAAACAGCCGTTCCGCCTTTGATCCAGTCGAAATTAAGGCCGATGACAGAAAGGATATTCAGCACTGCGTTTCCGTTCTTGTCCACGCCGGCATTCCAGGTCTTTCCACCATCCGTCGAAACGGCGATTGCATCAATGGTCCGTTTCCAGATCGTCGATGATTCTTCCAACCTCGGTTTGTTGTGCATATAGAAGATCTTACTGCCGTCTGCTTGCACTTCCTCCGTCTGATATGCACCGAATGCCGTTGTCATCAGATTCCAGAGCTGTTTTTCCATCTTGTCATAATCCGAAATCTCCCGATCTGTATAATTCTGTGATTTGATATACGCCTTGGTCACTGCCGAAAACTGATCGCTCCGGTTCTTTTCCGGCGTCTCAGCCCCGCATGAAATACTCTGCGCCGCACCGACCGCGAAGGTGGTATTCGTAACATAGGTATAATACTTTTCACCTTTTCTGGTTGTCACGCAGGCAGCATCTCCGGCTTCAATGGATGGATCGCTCGGAATGCTCGAAGAGATAGTTCGAAACTGCATATCATATAATTTGCTGTACAGATAAGCTGCAACCTCTTTCGCCTGCTCCTCGCTCTGAATCAGGTCATTATCCTCAATCACAAGGCTGTAGTCCGTATCTCCGCACAGATACGTTGTCTGATCATACAACACACCTGCGCCGGTGATCTTAATATCCTGTTCTCCGGCTGTCAGGCTGTATTTTTCCGGGATCTGATGGCAGTAATAGACATCGTCCTCGATAGTGCTGTTCAGCATTTCTTCTCTGGATACCGTGTCCCATAAAAAAATTTTATCATCGGCATCCATCAAAATCGGCTCATCATTCTCATCCAGAAGCACCTGCTCTTCGAGATTTTCGCCATACCAAGACAATTCCAGCTCGCCGTCTGCATTGCACCGTGCATATTTGCAGCAGATCTGCGCTGCCATGGAAATCACATCACGGTATGTCAGAGCGTCGCTTTCCGGCCGCGTGCCTACGATGTAGTTATCGTTATCCCATCTCTTGGATGCAAGAATGACGCCGCAGCTCCGGCAGGCATCCTGCACGATCTGCCGGATTGTTGCCGGATAGGTAAGGGTACTGTCATACTTTTTGTCGAAACGAGCCATATTATCATAAGCTTCCAGCCGCAAGCCTGCTCCCTGGCGCGTTGCATTGGATATCGTATACGTGCCCTTTCGCAGCAGCTCCGGCCCCTCCTCCAGGTCGATCGAGACAATGGCAGCAACCGATGCCCCTTCCAGCGTCATGCTGTCGTACTGCCCGTCCTGATTATTCAGCGTAGCCGTCCATTTGCCGATAATGGCAGCGCCGATGTCAAAACTGTTCGTTCCCGAAGTTGCATCCGCGATGCTGTAGGACAATATCTTCCCATTATCAAGCTGCAACTCTGTTCCATCGGCCAATATGATTTTATCCGCAACTTCCAGATAGCGGTTTTCGCTTTGCAGCTTTTTTCTGCATTCTTTACTTGTTTTGATCATAGTTACCTCTGTACAATATCAACGCTGACGCTTTTATAGTAATACACACCGGAGATCTCCCCTGCATGCTCCTTGGACAGTGTACCGCGGTACGTTGTCAAGGTGTGATCCTTTCCCGCATCGTGGAACGTAAGTGGAAAGAAACCAATTACCAGGCTGTTTTTCAGCAATTTTACCTCATCTTCTGTCAGCCATTCCCATTTCAGGCCGATTGTTTTTTTCTCGGTAATAGCTTCTCCTACCATGGTTCCGTTCAGCGTCCGCCCCGTGTCCTCAGACCAGATAATTTCATCATTCACCGTCATCGAGGTCGGGGCAGGAAGGTTTGTTTTTCCTGCCCTCAGTAACATGTGTCTCCTCCTAATTAATCTGTACCGTGTTATATCTCCGATCCATCTCCTGCTGCACCTTCTGTTGCGCTTTGGCGAGCGTTTCTCCATCGATGCTGAAACCAAGCGCAGACAACGCTGCAACAATCCGAAGCACGGCGGAATTTACGATGCTTTCCAGTTCTGCTTTCGTTACACTGCCGCCGCTGGCTTTGCTTACTGCCAAATCCACCATCTTCTGCAGTTTATCCTCTGGCGCTACAATCTCTCCATAACGCTTGTTATCTCCTATTACAGCAAGGCGCGGCGTATTCCGTGCCACATAGCCTCCGTCTGCCAGATACGGGATTCTGGCGATGGATGCTGTCGGAATCTGAAAGCCCAGCTTCTTGCCGCCAACTCCCGGCACCCAGCTTGGGATTTTGACGTTCAGCTTGTTCAGAGCATTTGACGCAAAGTTTACTGTCTTCTCAATCGCAGTCAGCATACGGTTCAGCATGCCGATTAAACCATTTACTGGAATTTTTAACGCATCTGAAAACTTTCCTGCAAAGATATTCTTCAGAAAAGAGGTCAGCCCCTGGAAAATATTCTTCACAGTCTCTATTTTCCCGGAAGCTATATCGCAGAACCAATTCAGCACATTTCCAAGCACCCCGAATCTTTCTGTCCAATCTGTTTCAAACTTTGATTTCATCCAATCTTTTAATGCGCTGAATTTTGACACAATCCAATCATGTAGCTGGCCACATTTTTCTTTGACTGTGTCCCAATTCTTCCATAAAAGCACTCCGCCAGCCACCAAAGCAGCAATTGCTAAACACGCCAAACCTATCGGTGATGTTAAAAATGCAACTGCTGCGCCAAACGCTGTTGTTGCGGCCGTAGCAATTGCACAAATTGCATTCCAAGCCACAGTTGCGGCTGTCATTGCGATTTGTGCCGCCGTATTTGTTATCCAGGCAAGTGCCTGCTTCCCAATTGCAACAATGCTCTGACCAATTCCAACGACAAAATCTTTGGCATACATCCCCGTAAGGATTGCCGTTTCAGCCGCATCTTTTATTTTTGCAAGTTTTGCTCCAAGCAGCGCAGTTTCAATGAGTTTAAGCGCACCAACTACGCCACCTGCCTGCTGAATGAAAGATAATAACTCGATTACCTTCCATGCTCCAAAGAACATCCCGATTGCAACAGTCATAGACTGAATAATGCCTGGATTTTTTGCACACCAGTCCGAAAAGACCTGTAATCCTTTATTAATTCCGTCCCACAGAGTCAGGAAAGCGCCACCCGTCCATTGTGCTATAGGCTGCAACACATTCTCCCAAAACCACTCAAACAGCGGCTGCAACGCCACCAGGACAGCATTTAGAAGCTGTATTGCAAGGGACAGCGTCTCCAGGAATCTCGGCACAATCTCATTCGCGGTCCATGTTCCCAGTGGTACAAGGACCTGCTCCCAGAACCACAGAAGCCCCTCTCCAACGTTGATTGCGAATGGAGCCAGCGCATCCCAAAGATCGTTCAGCGCATCATTGATTTTGGGAAAATCGGTTTTCATCAGCCCATCATTCAGGGCATCAATAAAACGCGGGATTCCTGTTCCCAGTGTCCATTTCCCAACCGGAACGAGAAAATGCTGATAAAAATCTTTCAACGACTGACCGGAAAAGTTTCCGAGTCTTGCAAGTCCCTCATTCCAAAGCCGCTTGACCGACCGCAGCGCAGGTTCTGACAGTTTGGTGATATTGCCAAACATGTCCGTAAACTTTTTGTTTACGTCATCAATAACGGTCTCTCCGCTTGCAAGCGAACCAAAATCAATACTGCCGGCAACATTGTTCGGAACGGAAGAATTCTGAGAATCAGAAGTGCTGCTGTCTTTGCTGACCTTATTGATCTTGTCGAATCCCATCAGGGATTTCATATCTTTGGCCGCTTGTTTCGCTGCATCTCCCACGCCAGAAGTACTGTCTGCTAGCTGATCCGCAGCGCTCGAAGCATCCGTCAGACCGGCGGCCGCACTGGCAGCATCCGCCCCAACTGCTCCGACACCTGACTGCCCTGATGACTTATTTCCGGTAATCAGCTCCGTGAAACTCTTGAAAGCATCCGCCAGCGTAACCAGCCGACCGATCAGCGTATTGATCATACGCAGGACCGGCAGAAAAATATTGATCAGTCCCTGACCAATACTTGCTTTTAAGGACTGGAACTGCAGGGACAGGATTCGAACCTGGTTCGCCCAGGACTGGGATGTCCGTGAGAAATCCCCGGTTGCTGCAGAAAGCTGTTTCTGAACAAAGGAATACCTCAACGCCACCTTTTCGGCTTCCGACATCTGATCTGTCGTTTTGCCGAACCCATTGGCCAACGCATAAGAATCCAGCGCTGTCTGGGTCATGACAACACCAAGATCTTTTAAGGACTCTGTTTCGCCTGTAAAGACTGACTTAATCTTTGTGTAGGCTTCGTCCTGGCTGAGATTATAAAAAGATGCCACATCTCCGGCCAGACCGGTCAGTGTAGCACCCATATCCAGCGCCTGCTTCTCGGAAAAGCCAAATGCTTTTGCCATCGCCCCGAAAGTACCCGTGTACTTCTTGGCCATTGTCTCTGACAGACCAAAGCTTCCGGCAGCCGATTTTGCGAATTTATCTACCTGCTCCGCCATAGACGGGAAGGTAACATCAACCACGTTCTGCACCTCAGCCAAGTTGGAACCCAGCTCAATACAGGACTTGGAAAAATCAATTAATTTTTTTACGCCGAAAGCGGCTGCAAGAGTCGCCCCGGCTTTTTTCGCCAGTCCGTTGATCCCGGCCATCTGGCTCTTAAACTGATTATGATTTACGACAAGATCCAGACCGATCTCGCCAATTGTAGTTGCCACTTATACCACCTTCCTCTTTTCGAGGACATCGGCACAGTGGCACTACTTGTCCTGGTTGATTTTTATTTCAAATTCTTTTTTGCAATGACGCGCCTGGCATTTCAAAAACACCCCCTGGCATCTTGCATCTGGAACATACTGCACTTTCTGCTCATGTCCACAATAAGGACACTTTATTTTCTTTTTCTCAATAGTTTTTTCCTCCTACGATTTTCTATCAAACAGTTTTCAAGCCTGCCATACTAAGAAACATATTCTTGATTCCATCCATCGCCATGTCCATTTCTTCTTTCGACACGGTTTTTGCAAGGTCTCTGGCATGCTTTCTTCTCCATGCATTCCGGATTCTGTGCTGTTCTGGAGTAAAATTTTCCAGAATTTCCTTCTGATCTTCCGCCCGGATCTCTACCACACGGCCAAGTGCTGTATCTGGTCCGATGCCGATCAGAAGATCCCGGAACTCATCCCACTTCATTCCCTGTGGCAGTTCCCTGGATAATCGAATCCCGTACTGTGACTGAAAGGATGACACAATCAAATCAAAATCATCGATCAGGTCATAGTACGGGTCACTGCTCTCCCGGTGAATCTTCTCCCATAACCAGATTCATTGCTTCCTGTACGATAATCATCAAAGATTTCGCAGAAAGTTTTTTTCCATCCTTTTTCATCGCACACAGCTGCTCTACTGCTTCCGGATCAAAAAGAAGACCCATCATTTCTGTCACAGTATTGATATCAGCCTCATCCTTGTCTTTAAAGGTTCCCATCAGTCGGAGAACTGTTTCTGCGTCCGCATGCACCTCAACAGTCATATCTCCGATCTGCAGAGCCGGATTTTCCTCAAAATTTAATTTATCGGTGATATTTACAACTTTACTCATCGTTTTCCTCCTTATAATGCCGGTGTTACGGTTGGTTTTCCGTTGCTGATGACATCAAATTCCAGCGGTGCTACATTTGTCGAATCGCCACCGCCCATGTTCTTTACATCAAACACGGCATTCGTCCAGGCAATTGTGGTTCCATCCGGAAGTTCCCATTCAAAATAGCCTTCTGCATCATGCCCATTTTTGAACACCTTCCCGGCCACAAAATCGTTTCCGGCATCTCCAATGTTTCTCTTTCCACTCATAGAAATTGTGATTGCCTTTGCCGTCATCAAAGCCCGCTGCCATCCTTCCGTGTCCATCGGTGTCCAAGTCTCCACACCATTGGAAATAGACAAGGAAAACTGTTCCATGTCCGCGATCACTGTCGCGCTTTCTTTTGCTGCTCCTGCTTTAAATTTATTATCCAGAACCGGATATACATTTGTCGCTTTTGCCATCGCTTTTTACCCTTTCTTAAAAATCACAGCCGCTTCGATGACCATTTCGCAGATACCGTTATCGTCTTTTCCGATGTCCTGCAGATCATACAGCGGCTGAATAAATTGTATGGTTTCCTGATTGATTTGACTGCTCCTCACTTCACAGAGCCTGTCAAATAAGGTTGTGGCTGCCTTTTCTGTCTCCCGCAGGGATTTGTTCCAGTGAACGAGGAAAGTAACATATTTCTGCCCGTATCCGGAAACACCGCCCAACGCAGTGTGATACGCCTGCTGGTGCTTGCTGTTATACACCCCGATTGATTTTTCTTCCTTATCCGGCAGATCTCCCATGTAAACGTGGTCTGCAATCGCAAGAGATTCCGTAAAATCACATACATCCGCTAATGTCATAATCGCGCACACCTCCTGTATAGCCTTTTAAACGCTTCTGCGCAAAAATCAGCGTTCTTTCCGCCCGGAAGCCAATCTTCATACCATTCACCGCGGGCATTCGGATTTTCGTCTTTCTTGAAATGGTATTCCGGATGGAAATACAAACGTCTGGCATATGGTGCTGTAGATGCAAGCGTTACAACTCCCTGATGGCTTTGCGTACAATCCAAAAACATGCTTTCATTCTGCAGATTTCCTGTATCCCTCGGAATTACCTGTGCCTGCACCACTTCTGTATGGAGCGCCTCCGCAGTCATTTCCATTGCTTTGATCTGTGCATCCGTCAGCATCTGAATTTTTCCAAAATCCAGCTTTACATTTGAATTGACTTTGATCATACCAGCAGCACCTCCGTGTAATTAACTGTTCCATCCGGATTTCTGGCTTTCCGCCCCTGCAGGATCCTTCTTTTCATACCGAATATCTCCGCTGATCCGCCGTAAACCGCCGGCAGCTCCGGGCAGATGTCCCCCGGGAAGAGAGCGGTGCCGGAGATCTGCACCAGCTTTTTCTCGAATGTCATGACGCTTTTGGCGCTGTCCTGATAATTGCACTTGCCATTGTACTCCACCGCCGGCAGCGGATCTCCATATTTTGTTGTCCCCTCTCTGTCCATGCTCAGATGGATCTCTGTCTTGCAGAGCGATTTCGGCACAAGACATGGATATTTCATTTCACATCACCTACCTCAGTACCTGGCAGCACAATCCCGTCTGGCACAGCATTGCGTACACATCCCGGTGCATGGCCACGCCCTTTGTGGAAAATACATTCCACGTATTCTCCGCAAACTGCACGGATACGCCGTTAATACTGTAACTGGAAAGTACCGAATTGATTTCGTCGCGGTACTCATACTCAAATTCCGCCTGCTGGCAGATCACTTCCCGGATCAGATCCTGCTGATACGCCGTAAGATTAGAAAATCCCCGGCCTACAATCCGATTGTAGGTCAGGGAATCAATATGGCGGGATGCCTGACGGAGATACCGGGCAAGCTCTGCATCATCCTCGAAAGCGCCGTCCTGATAAGTATCCCGGTAATATTCCGGGCTTACGTATGGTTCATAGCCCATGGTATCACCCTTTCGCTTTTTTCGCAGGTTTCACCGGCTCCGGAACAGGCTCTTCCATTGTTTCTGCCACCGGCTGTTCTGGTTCCAGCAGCTCCTTTGGTTCTGGTGCAGCCGGTTTTTCTACCTCATATCCGTGTTTTTCAAACCATTTCAGCAGATACGGATCATCAGTTTCCCCCTGCCCGTTGCAGAAAGGAACAGACGCCGTTACGCCGGTATAGGATTTGTTCGGGCTGTATACTTTCATTCTCTTTTTACCTCCATCATTTTACTTTGATTTTCCGGAATACGCCGGCCGCTTTGGATGCTTTCAGTGCGATCGCTGCATTCATCTCGACCTCGCCTTTTTTAACTGCTCCGGCGGTCGAGAAATCCGGAACCCATACCTGCACCGGTGCAACACCGGCAAAGGAAACCGCATGCAGACCATCTATTCCAAGGCGCGCAACATACAGAGATGTGGTTCCATCGGTTCCGTCGATCTCAACAACTTCATCGTTCGTTCCCGGTTTGGTTTTGAGGTCTACAAACGGGATTCCGGCATAGCTTTCCACCTGATTTCCCCAGTTGTCCTTCGTGATCTGGTACATGCTGGCACGTCTTGCGCAGGCACGGATCTTCGAAATCAGCTTGTTGTTACCGGCGATGAACGATGGTGTGCCATCCAGGCCGCCCAGAAACTCATCCAGCATATCAAGGAAATACTGATAATTTTTCGTAACCATATCGGCTGTCGAAAGGTCGATCGCTGTTGTGGTGTTATATTCCGTAGAGCTTCCTGTCAGTGCCTTATCAAGACCGTCAAAGCATTTCGTATTGACTCCTGTATCGCCGTTGATGAAAGTATCGTTGAACAGAGCCTGCGCCGCTTTGATTTTCTGCGCCTGCTGCAGCTCTACCTCACTCACAATACCGCCCATATTGGCGATCACACGGTCGATCTCGTAGGAACCACCGAATACTTTGATATCTACGGTATGTCTCTCTTTTGTAACCTCCGACGGGGTGTACTCTTTGTTGATCTCACGGAACTCTGCTGTCGGCTGTGTTTTCAGTCGTGTGTAGCTGTAAGTCGGTGTTGCGCCGCCTCCGGTCGGAGATACTGCATCATCAAATGGGATATGCTCCAGAATCCAGTTCGATTTCTGGAACTCGTCGATGACGCCCATCTGCAGATCATCCTGCACGTTTTTCTTTGCTTCTTCCAGTGTAATTGCCATACTTATTCACCCTTTCCTTCGTTCAGATTTAATCTTGCCGCGATGGCATCTTTCATGGACACATGACCGTCTTCTTTCGACTGGCCGCTCTGCTCTTTGGGTCCGATAGGAAAGAATCCCTTTTTCTGCACCGGTTTTGATTCCTGCTTAAACAGAAATGGCTTGGATTCTTTCAGGGATTTGATCTGCTCATCCAGACCGGTTACTTTTCCATCCTCACCGAGGATCAGTTTCGAACGGTCCATAAGTCCTGCAACCAGATCACTGTCCTGTGCAGACGCGGAAATCGCCATTTTGATCGCATTGGTCACTTTCAGATCATCCAGTTCTTTTTTATGCTCCTTGTCCTTGTTGGCGTTCTGCTCCTGAAGATCCGCTATCTGCTGTTTCAGATCAGCATTATCGCCAGCGGCTGTCTTTAAGGACTCCATCTGCGTTTTATAGTCTCCCACCGTGGTTTCCAGCTGTTTCTTCTGCTGCTCCATCGTGTCATAGTCTGCTTTCGGCACATAACCCTCAAGCTCCTTTTTCGACTCATCCGCGGCTTTTTTCGCAAGGCTCTTTTCAATACCAAGTGCCTCAAACTGTTCCTGTGTCATTTTGTTCTCCTTTCCGGTAGTTTTCTGCCATTCCGGGCATAAAAATAAGACGCCTAACCCTGCGTCTCATCGGGAGATTTTGGATCACCGCCTTTCTCCTGTTCTGTAATTTTTACAACTCCTACAGCGGCCAGATACTGTGCTCTGGCCGGCGGAAGGTTCAGCTTCTCGCCAACCGTCCGAAGCGCCAGGTCATTTTCAATGTCCTTAAATTCTCGTGTTACCGTTACTCGCACCCCTCTCACCTCCCTTCGTTGCGCCGGCGCAATTAATCTTCGTGAGTAACTTTTACGCCCCACTCCGGAAGAAAATTGATTTCATAATGGTATTTATCTACATCAGAACTGGAAATGTCTTCAACAACGTACATTGTATAATCATTGAGATAGACCAGATCCTTCTGGTATTTTCCTTCCGCCGTTTCGATGATGACCTCAAGTTCATTCTCCGAGTTATTCTGCAAAGAAAAGGTTCCTGTCAGCTCCAGCAGGATCGTGTCGGTTCTGGCATTTAACACTGTGAGTTTGCGGGTTACATTGAAATTGTCGGCTTCCTGTGAAATATTGTTGCTGACTTTGTACGCCTCAGTGCATCCGGTAAGAGATACACATACCAACATGAGCGCTGTCAGCAATGCCATTACTTTCTTTTTCATTCCATATCCTCCTACATTTTAAAACAGATATTCTGGAATTTTTTGTATGCATCAAAATACAATTCCGCTTTATCTCCATTGTATGTCAGCTCATAATACATTCCATCCGGAACAGCAGTACTGAGCAGGGCTTTGTGATTCTGCAGTGTTTTACACATCCAGACCACATACACATCATTTGCGGTAATCTGTTTCTGATCCGTTTTGTCCATATGCTGATTGGTATACTCAGCTACTTTCGCCTTGCAAATTCTCAGGAACTCTTCATTTCCCATATTGTTTTCCCTCTCTTTCTTAAAAATGAGTACAAAAATACCACCGGCCTCTCGACTGGTGGTATTAAATCATATTTGCTGCCTTTTTCATCAGGCTGTTTTCTTCCAGATATTCCAATCCTTTTAATGTCAATTCCGTTCCGCTCAGCATCACGCTCTTACATCCGCATCTCATATCATACCAAGTTTCTGCACCAGTTATGTATCCTGCGTCCAGTAACATTATCATGATCCTGCTCCACTTCGGTGTAGAAAGCCCTAATGCCTCCGCGGAAATGCTATTCCGGTCAAATTCTTCGAGATCCATCGAATTCTGCAAGATTCGAAGGATTTTATAGATTATTCGAAAATCATCCATTTTTAGATGCGTCCCTCTTTTTTCAATTTCCTCTTCCGTCAATTTATGAGGTTTGAATTCTTCGTTTGTCCATGCTTTTTCTCGATCTTTCAACACTTTTTCATATTCCTTGGCTGTCATGGTATCACCTTTACAAAGCTCAATGCGCAAATGGGCAATCCTTTAACTCCTGTTTTTCTCGTTCTTTTCTCATTTTTTGAAGTTCTGCATGAATTTTACTTCTTTTTTCTTCATCCTTTTCCATTTTAAATTCTTGAAAAAGTCTGATTTCTTTTTCGCTCATTTGCAGCATCATATTAATTCGCTCCTATTAACTTGAGAATTTGCAATGCAACCGAATTTTCTTTTCGCACGGAAAAACATTCCGCACAAATCTCTGTCACTTCTTGTGTATCGGCATATCCGCTAATGTTATTCATTAAGAAATATTCGCTATCATATTGTGAATCAATGTAATGATAAACCTTGTAATCAATTTTTTTCTTAGCTTCACTATAGCTTATATTTTGAGCATTGGCAAGTCTTTTAATTGAGTCATAATAAAACTTATGTCCAAGTTCATGCAAATATGGAGCATATTCCGTATTATTTGCAAACTGCCCCGGAACGCGGTTCACAAACTGTAAAATCTTTTCTTTCGTATTATATCTGCTATTTATGTATAAAGTTTCTGTTTTTTCATGATATCCTCCGATTGCATTTGCATTCAGACCCTGCTTTTCGAAATCAACAACTGCAATTTTAGGCAGCCTAAATGTTTCCGGCAAGTCTTTTTGGATCTTTTCAAAAGTTTTCTCCGCCAGTCTTACTGCCTTATTTCTTTGATTTTCAGTATCTGTTACCATATCGAAGCTGCTATTTCGCACTTCTCTGACATCCATGGCAATACTTTCAACCCTAAGAGTCTGTTTATCCCCGTAGTGTGGCCGGAAGCTATTGGACATATATTCTACAGTATCATGCCACGCTTCCCGCTTTGCTTCATACTTCTTTTGGTTTTCCGGATCCAACGAAAAGTCTGCCAGACGGCCGAAGCGCTTTTCCTGCCGCTCTGCGTACTGTTGTCTGGCTGCCTGCTGGTTCTTTTCTGACAGTTCATTCAGCTCTTCCTTGGTGTATTTTCCATCAGGCGGGGTGCTGACGCCCTCGAAGTATGTCGTATGGCTGTCCCGGCACCGTGGATGATAAAGACCCGCTGCGATCGCAGTGCTCATCAGGGGATATTTGACGCCGGTTGTTGCGGATTTTCCTGTTTTGGAGCCGCCGCTCCATACGTCATCGATCAGGACCTTACCAACCCACGGAAGGCACAGTGGGCACGGATTCCCGCGCTTGTTCATGATGACAGTATCAACGCCCCATTCCTGCCGCTTCTGTCCCTCTCCCTGCAGGTACGCCCGCTTGCTCGCTGTCCGGATCGCCATATCCGCGTAATCTGCCAGCGTGTGACGCGCTCCGTTGCTGTATTCGATACAATTAATGCCTGACGAGAGAAAATCCTTGGTAGCCATGTCTACGGCCTTCTCATAGGTTCCTGCTCCCGTATTGGCATACACCTGTGCGTTGTAGATGATTTTTCGGTATTGATCGTTGGTCATTCTCAGAATAGCCGTCTCTGCCTTCTGCATGTCCTGCATCGTCGCCTCGATCAGTGCTTCCAGCTTACGATCATTGACACGGAAGAATTCAGCCGTGGCACCCGCCTTCATCTTCTTTGCCGGGAAGCCTTTCTGAATCGCTTTCAGGATCTGAATCTCCTGATCCATTTCTCCCTCATCTTTGGCTGCGCGGATCAGCGCTTCGATCTGGGCATTGATATCCTTGAATTTCTGACTGTACTTTGCATGATTCTTTTTCTTGTACTGCTCCAGGGATTTCAGCATCTCTGTCTGCCACATGGTCCACTGCTTATCTTCATCAACCTCTTCGACCTTATGACGCTGCATATTCCGAATCATGGAGGCCATTAATTCATTTTCTACTGCCTTGAAGGCAGCTCCGATATCATAGTCAAGATTTTTCTTTGCCATTCGCATGTACCCGATATCCCTGCTGTTTATAAGCACGGATCATCTCTTTCAGTTTTGTCATGCTTTCACACCGATCACATCTGAGTTCCGCATAATCATTTTTTTCTACCGCATACACGCCAAAAATAACCTGCTCCGCAGCGACTTTAAGAAGACCCTGGTACTCCTTCCGGTTCATCCGGTACATTCGGTTGTTTACCTTTACTTTCATCTGTATCTCCTTCGTTGACATGAAAATTGCCGGCATCCATACGGATATCCGGCACATCTACTGCAGCAATGCCCTGCTCCTCTTTCAGGCGCTGCACCTCTTCTTGTTTCTGAGCATCGGTCCAGGTATCTCCATACAGCTGATCCACTGATGTTTCCAGGCTCATGATCCCGTACTGTTTGGCCTTACCGACGGTATCCACTGTGGTATCGAAGTCCGGGGATGCATACTCTCCAAACCTTACTGTTACCTCATATTCTCCCGGCTCTTTCCCCTGCATGAGATCACAGCACTGTAAGATCCTTTCGAACAGCTCCGGAAAAACTTCATTCAGGGCATCGACGATCTTATTTCGCACATGTAGTGTAACTTTTTCTTTTTCCCTCTGTGCTTCTGCATTATCTGTCTTTTTCAGATCAATGCCCAGCGTCGCCGGAGACATTACACCCTGCAGAACCATGTCAAGAAAACTGGTGTAACTACTTACGTATGCCTCATAAGAAATCTGCGGCTGAGAAATTTCCACCTGCTGGTTGGCTTTCTCGCTCATATTGTCGCCGATTGCAATAAAATCATTGTCAAATGGGTTTGCCGGCAGAAGCTCTCCTGTGGTCTGATCTCTCGGAATCAGATTGTCCGGAATATATCGCTTGATTCTGCCCATGCGAATAGCATCGATCCACTGGCTGATTACCTCATCCAGTCCATCCAGAACATCTGTCTTTCCTTCGAACAGTGCTTTTCCTCGCTTCTGCTTCTTATATTTCGTGGAATTCAGGAATTTCATCGGCACTGCCAGCATCAAGTCGCCAGAAATTCCAAAGTCGATCAGATGAGCCGTTTCCGGAAACATCTGCAGCGGCATCTCTTTTCCGGCATCGTCATACAGCTTGTAATGTACATATCCAAAACCATACGTCTCTTCCATTCGGAATTCTTTTTCATTCTGCCAGTAACTGGTATAGAACTTTACTTCTTTCAGCCTCTCATGCTCGTATACATAGTCCACATCCTCTGCATCGTAAAATTCAACGATTGGGTACTCACTGCACTGATCAGCCGTAATCTTGAAGGCACCGTCTCCGGATGCCAGCACGTCGCTGATCGCTTCTCCCAGTACATCGTTGAGCTTGCTTTTCTTGTACAGATCCGCCCACACAGTATCCAGATCCTTATCATCAAATTCGACTCCATCCAGGTCCGCGAGAACAATGTCTCTATACCGGTCAATAACCATCTGTACAATGCCGCTGTGGATCTTCCGGACGCTTCCGGATGCATGTGCGGCCCAGAACCGCGCCTGCTCCACATCCCACTTTGCTGTTTTTTGGAAGAACTGCTCTAGCTCCGCACTGTCTCCGTGATACCAGATTTTGTTCCGGATCACGTTCTCCCGGAAGGAATGCGGCTCTATGATCGTTATTCTTTTTTCACTCGCCGGTATAATCCGAAACAACCGGGCGATAAAACTCTGCACTCTGTTCATTCCTTACCTCTTTTTGCTCTATAAATTTTATCCTGATACGGGATCCAACCGTACTGCACGGAGTTTACCATGTGGTCATGGCCGTCTTCCGGCGTATTGTCTTTTTCTTCCTGCCAACTGTAGGTTTCCAGCTCTCCAATGTAGTTGGTGCAATGATCCAATACAAAAAAGCAGGGTTCTATCCCTGCCTGCTCATCGTATGCCATCCAGCCCAGCTGTGCATTGATACGGTCTATAATCTCCATCCGCTTCCATGCATCATTCAGCGTGTATACGCAGCCATTTCGGCGCTTATATTTGTTCCACTCCTGCATAGTCGCCTGATCAGCGTTATCCAGGAAAGCATTTCTTGCCAGACCCCATTCTTTCCGGTTTCGGTCCAGAAAATCAATCAGGTTCTGCACCGTGTCAGACGGAGCAAGAGGCACCCCGATCTCAGCGTTGTTGTACACCTTCTCATCCAGGACAATGCATTTTCCCTTGTTCGTGATGCCCAGGAAGGACATTGCAATCGTGTCCGGAGATTTCTGCGAGTAGGCCGTATCGACCGCCGCTGAAAAGTACATGAAAAATTCTGGCTTCTTGGGCTGATTTCCTGTACTCTGGATGAACTGTTTGGCCCATTCCTTTGTCTTCACATGATGGCTCCGATTGAAATTGCTGAATACCAGACCGGTTGCTTTTCCTCGCAAACCTTGAATCTTATTTTTCCATATTTTCGTGCCTTTCGGCGTGTTCTGGATGATCTGGCGCTTCTTTTCTTCCGGAAGACCGGCATTATCGTCAAAAGAAAAGAACCAATGGACCCAGCCGGGTTTTGGTTCTTCTTTCAACTCATTTTTAATTTCCTGTGGTGTGTCCTGCTCCCACTCTGGAAGAGGACGGCTGCAGTTGATATACTCTTTGTACACCGGAAGTGTCGGATCATCCGGGTTCAGCGTCGCCATCAGATAATCACACCGCATGGATGCCTCACGAACAAAATCGATGTCCGCGGTGTTGACCTCATCAATGTATAAGCAGCCATACTGGCCGCCCAGAGCGTCCTTCCACTTTCGCTTGTTTCCATAACCGACAACAAAAATAATTTTATCGCCGCCGGATGTATGAAGCAGGATATGCGGCATTTTGTACTCGCCGGATCCATTGCCTTTGTACTCCACCAGCGGACCGAAATCATCAAGGATTCCGAGGTCCTTCTGGATGATATTCTTCTCCGCCGCGCCGGTGTCATCTGCTGCCAAAATATGCAACTTCTTATGGGATTCAGCCACCTTGAGGATGAACTTGAACAGCCCAACCGTCGTTTTTCCGGCCGCAGTCGTCCCTTCCAGAAACTCCGCCGGAGCATCGCACTGAAGGAACGCCTTGTACTTGTCCGACAGTACTAAACGCTCACTGCTCACTATCCATCACCTCGCATCTGCCGGATCAGATCATCCAGCTTGCTCTGTTCTGTCTCCAGTGCTCCGGATACCTGCAAATCCTGTTTATCTCTCCATTTATCCGGCCGCCGGTTCTTCAGCCAGAAGATCTGCGCCGTTGTGTCTGGGATGACTTCTTTCGTCACTCGCTTTGTTTCGATGCCGTTTTCCATTGTGACCTCATCGTAGTGATAGCCCAAGGCTCTTTTCAACAATGCATTCTCTACCTGACGGTCAACAACTTCTTTTCCCTTTTTTAGGGTGTTAGAAATGTTAGAATACTTTTTACACCACGCATACAATGTTTCTCTTCGAATTCCCATATTTCCGGCAATCTGTTCATCCGTCAGCCCATCTCTGGCCCACCCTTCAAGCTGCAGCAAGCCCTCCGGCGTCAGCCAATATTCATATTTCCCCTTCGCCATCCAGCTCACCGCCTCTCTATAGAAATTATGTTCTGTATTGTTTTTATTTATTTTCTTGCTATAATTACATTTGTAGCGTAAAAAAGAAAAGGAGGCAATGTGTATGCTTTTATCACGGCAAAAGCCGGTCAATGCAATGTTGATCGGCGTACACAATAGTTAAGCACCACCTTAATTATGATCCAAATTTCTTCCCAACGTTACACTCTAATAAGCATCACCCCCTCCTCTCCGGGCTCTTGAATACTCATTCATCGTAAGTCCGGCAATGAAATCGGAAAGGAGGGAAGATTCATGGAGGATCTAATTAAGGTGGTGCTTAACATCGATTTTTTCTTACTGTTGATTAGTCTATACGGAATTGATGTATCCGCGTACATACAGCATCGAATCGCAAAATGTCCGCCAAAACTGTTCAGTTTTGTTTTAGTATGTCTGTTCTATGTTTTGATTAAAAAATTTCAGTAAGAAACAAAAAGAGTCAGGATTAGCTACCCTGGCTCTTTTTGTTTTGAAAGTATATGGGGGATGTCTCTCCAGTCAATGGAGAATTGGAACGGAAGGACTCGAACCCCCGACGTCAGTTGCCCCGATGCAACCCGCTCTCATCCACTGAGCTACGTTCCAAGCGGTGATATGGAAGTTTCCATATACCATGTTCGTGCATCATTCGAGCGCGTACGTTCACCCCGGCTGATGCCTGCCGTAAGCAGCGGCCAGGCTGTGACACCTGGTCGCCGATCAAAATACATTCACAAGGAGGTAAAGAAAAGATGAAACCCTTCCTGCCGTTCTTCCATGATACACTATAACATTTTGAATCGTAACATATGTAACAAACGTAACAAAGTTTACTCTTTCTCGAAAAATCTTTGAAATTCCATTTTCACACTGCCCTCCGTAGCTTTCCGCCCCAGTTTACTTGCCACCTGGCTCCAGCTCATCTCCTCGAAGACTCTGTACTTGATGATCCGCTGCATCCTCTGTGGAATGTGGTTCATCCACTGCTCCACTTCCGTTTTCAGTTGCTGGGCGTTCTCCCGGCGTTCTTCCAGGATCTTTTCCTCGTGTCGCAGTCTACTATCCTCCTCATAAGTGAACGCTGTTCCCGCGATCTTGAAGTGCTGCGGATTGTACGGAAAATCCGGATTGCTCCCGGACACGTTCGTCTGCACGATGGTCTGCCGCTTCTTTTTCAGCCGTCTAATGTCCTTTTCCGTCTCTTTGATCAGCTCGCATGCGTCTATGTACTGCTCCAGAACCTTTTTCTCCATTGGTATCACCTCCTCACGCAAATCTCAACTGCTCTTGGCTGTCATCGATGTTAAGGTTTGGCACCCGCACTCCTACTTTTAGATACGGGCAGTTTGCTTCTACCAGTTTCTGCGCCATAATCGGCACCACGCTGTTCCCAATCCGCGCCACCTGTTTCGCTACCGGGTAACTTTTAAAATTATAGTCTCGGTTAATGATATAATCTCGTGGAAATCCCTGCATCAGTTTCAGCTCTTCCGGTTTCAGCATCCGCAGAAAAATATCATAGATGATATACTTTTCTCCTTTGATGTCCAAAATCACGTTGACCAGTCCGAACCGGTCTTTTGTGGTGATCGTCCCGAGCGGATGATCGAGCATCTGCCCGCATCCAGCCCCGTAATATTTGATCAAAAACGCAGATACCAGTCCAAAATGCCCTGGCGAAGTCGTTATGGTATGAAGTGGCTCGTCACATCCCTGCCCGATACCAGACTTGTAATATTTTGTGACAAATGCAGTCACCAACCCGTACCGGTTTGAGGTGTCGATCGTCTTGATCGGCTCCGTCAGAAGCTGTCCTCTGGAATCTCCGTCTCGTGTCTCGCCGTGGTACTGAATGATAAATGCCAGCGCATCCTTATCTTTTACGATATATGGAGCAGGCGCATCGATAATATATTTCTTAATCCCGTTAGCTATACGCTTCTGTGTAGCCTCCGCCAACGGCTTTTTCCGGTTAAAGATCGATGTGCCTAGGTCTGACCAGTCAATATAATCTCCGCATTCTTCCCAATGCCTCAAGCTGGTGTTCTCTCTGCTGTGTGTAGGTTCCGGCCACCGAATCTCTTTCCCATCCCGTCGGAACACCGCATACCATCGTTTTCTTGTGGTCGGTGCTCCATAATCGGCAGCTACCAACTCCCGGCAGTCAAATATATACCCCAACGCTTTCATCGACCGGATAAATTTCTGATAATCTTCTCCCTTTCTTTCCGGGATCGGATAGCCTTTCGCGTCCAGAGGCCCCCACTGCTGGATTTCCTCCACGTTTTCCATTAGGATCACATCCGGTAATATTTCTTTGGCATGCTTGTATACCGCCCACGGAAGGATCCGCAGACCGCGCTCCCGTGGTTTACCTCCCTTTGCTTTGCTATGGCTTGTGCAGTCCGGACTAGCCCACATCAACGCCACATGCTGATTTTTGACGTATTTACGCAGATTGACTTTAAAAATATCCTCCGTCAGATGCAGTGTGTCCGGGTGGTTTGTTTTGTGCATCAGAATAGCATCCGGGTCGTGGTTGATAGCTATATCTACTGACCGTCCCAGGGCCATCTCGATGCCAACGGAGGCACCGCCTCCGCCAGCAAAACAGTCAATAATCAGACCTTTCATTGTTTGACCCTCTTTTCGAGAGCTTCTTTTAGCGCCGCGATGACTGTATAGTCTAATGGGCTAATGCTTTCTGGTTTTTCTGCTTGTCTAAACTGTAATTTTAAAACCTCACTTCTCAGTGCACTTGCGATCTTAAGCGGCTCGAGTGGATCGGTTATATTATCTAAGTACTGCGTCTGGCACGCCCGTGCCGTCTGCATGGCTTCCGCGCACTCTTCTGGTGTCCCGATATCTTCATATGCGCCAAGCTTTTGAAGCACCATAAATGTGATTTCGTAAAATAGATCATAAGTTCTGTACGGATGCAATATAGCATCATTTTTGCTTTTCAGGCTATATCGCGACGGCGAAAACGCCTCTCCCGCGTCCGTAGTCAAACGACTTTTCATAAAATTGTTTTCTTTGATATTTTTCATTTTTTTCTTTTGCCCCGGCCGGAGGCTGGCTCCTTTCTGTTTATTCTACACTTTCATTTTAGCTCCGCACTTCGGGCAGAACTTCCATTTTGCTTTGATATATTCTGTACTGGATCTTCCTGTTTCAACGGCATCATAACTCTCAACCTGAAAGCCACAACCAGAGCATTCAGCATGGATATAGTCGTTGTGCTCTTCTCTACTTTTCCACTTTGCTTTTTTCGTTTTTCCCATGGTTCCTGCTCCATTCCTTCAGATACTGTTCCTGTTCTTCATCCTCCCGCGGGTCCTTCGGATGTTCTGGTCGGTTCAGCAGCCACGCTGCTGCTCCGATTACCAGCGCACAAAATACTACTATACATTTGGTAGCAGT